CAAGATGCGATATATGACATATCGCCAACAACAACACCTTTCATGTCAACAGTTGGCAGAACTAAAGCTAAAAACACATACCATGAATGGCAAACAGATGCACTAGCATCAGTAGATTTAGACAACGCACAAGTTGAGGGTGCAGATGCGGTATCACCAACTCTGACTCCTACAGAGCGTGTTGGTAACTACACTCAAATCTCTGACAAAGTAGTGCAAGTGTCAACCACAGATGATGTAGTAGATAAAGCTGGTCGTTCTACAGAAACAGCTTATCAACTAGCAAAAGCATCTGCTGAAATCAAGCGTGACATGGAATCAATCCTATTGTCTGACCAAGCACAATCTGCTGGAACATCATCAACACCTCGTAAATTAGGTGGCTTAGGTTCATGGATTACAACTAACACTGCTGATACAGCTGGTGCTGAGATGACTGAAGATATGCTAAAAGAAGCAGTATTAAAAGCATATACAGAGGGTGGCGAACCATCAATGCTATTAGTATCACCAGCTAACAAGCAAGTAGTTTCTACTTTTGCTGGTATTGCTGAACAGCGTTATCAAGCTCCAAAATCATCTGCAACTACTATTATTGGTGCAGCTGATGTATATTTATCAGACTTTGGCACTTTATCAGTAGTTCCTGATAGATTCTTATCTGATGAAGTCTCATACGTGTTAGACCCTTCAATGGCTTCAGTAGCATACTTAAGACCATTCAAGAAGACTAAACTAGCTAAAATGGGTGACTCAGAGAAGCACTTAATGAATGTTGAGTATACACTCGTTGTTAAAAACGAAAAAGCTCACGCAGTAATTAAAGACTTAACATAAGTCAAGTAATAGCCCTCTTCATTGAGGGCATTACCTTTACAGGGAAGAATATGAAAAAATTTAAAGATTGGAATGATAAGACAACAAGTGTTGGTCTTAATGATAAGGATGAAATTACAATAGAACAAGAGCAGAATGTAGATGCTCTAATAGAACAAAACAAAAAAGAATACAATAATGCTGAAACTAAATGGTCAGACCAGTTGTTTGGTAATAAAGTAGCCAGCATACCATTTACAGCAATAGATAAGTTAAACAAAGAGGGGATTATGAAAGGTTTTCAAGTGTTAGACCAAAAGCGATTCTTTGCTTTTCTTAATGACCCTGATAACCTATATTTTAGAACAAAAGCAGGAAAATTATAGATGCCAGCATTTACTTCGTATGAGAACTTAAAGACTAACATAGCTGATTACTTAGCTAGAGGTGATTTAAACGACAAGATACCTATGTTTGTATCGTTAGCAGAGAAAAGACTTAACAGAGATTTAAGACTTAGACAAACTTTGCAACAGTCTACATACAGTATGGATAGTGGCTTTACAGTGCCAACACCAACTGACTTTCTTGAGATGAAAGACATACATATAGATGCTAACCCTATTGTAAATCTTAACTTTAAGACTGTATCACAATTTTATAGACTAGATAATGTTAGTGGCAATGGTGTTCCTGTTAACTATACATTAGTGAGTGATAACTTTGTATTAGCACCTAGACCTACAGGCTCTAGTACAATAAACATGACATACTACAAGATACCAAGGGTATTGTCAGACACTAATCCTTCTAACGAATATTTAGAAGTATGTCCTGACTTACTGTTATACGCATCATTA